TATTTTTCATCATACTACACTTAGGAACATCTTTATGTTTTATATAATTATATTCCCCATATGATAAATTACTATTTTTTAGATAAGACTCATCAAGTAATGGGTCTATCACTTTCCTATGTTCTTTTTGGCCGTATAAGATATAGTGGGAATATATCTCTACTAGAGGCTTATCTTGTAAAAAGTTTAAGTCTTTATGGTAGAAAGTATAAAACTTATCATTAAAAACAGAAATATCCATTGTTTCCTTTGCAATCAATATTACAGTGTTGTAACCTGTATTCCAGTAGATTCTATATTGCTTATTCCTATCGAATTAATAGACCGAAGATTCATAGAGTATGTTATGCTAGAACTTAGTCCTGTTATACTAACTGGAGAAGAATATTGAGCAGGATCAAAATAAGTATAATCCCCATAGATACCAGAAACCCCTGTTATATAAGCATAGTTCAGGATGCTGGTTCCTCCTGTTTCTACTCCTGGTGTGAAAGATAATATAACTCCAGATGAAGTAATTCCGCTAGCAACAAGATTTGTGGGTGCTTCTGGGGGTACAGTAAAACTTATTTCGTATATATCATAAGAACAAATCCCATTAGCATTTGGAGAATAACCAGATGGACATCCACTGCCAAAAGATAATGCAGATAGATCCCATCTGCTCAATGATACGTCTTCTGCGGATATTGCATTGTCTATATTCATAATCGTTTTATTTTTGAGATTAGTGATAGCGTTATTGCTAGAGTTATACTCTGAATATAGTTGTAATAATCCAGTATAAGGAATAGATAATATATTTCCAAAACTATCTGTAATAGTTGGTGAAACACCGCTTGGGTTTGATTGATATTGAAGTACTGCTGTTAATATGCGAGAAGTTAAAACCATTTGATCTTCAAGTTTTCTATCTAGAAAAATATTATTTCCATCAACCTGTGTAGAAAATTGACTATTTAAGGCATTATTGTATGAAGTATTTATAATAGATTTTTGAGTATCTTTGTAAGAACTTAATGGGGGAGAAGATGGAGTATTATTACATTGGTCTCTCCATATCTCATAGCATCTCCATGCTCCTATAATAGGACTATCGTCTGTTGTATCGCAAACAGAAATAGTTTCTGTAGAATATGGATTAAGAAATATTATTTCTCCAGTATCTTTATCTGTTCTTAATACTGGGGCATATAATCCACTATTCGTAATAGCTATATATCCATCGCTTATACTTTCTGCATATTGATAAAGGTATTTTTGACAACATAAATCAGAAACATCTTCATATCCGCATATTGTCATTGTTATGCTCCTGTAAGTATTGATTTTGTATCAGAAGTACTAGAAAACAATATTCCTGAAGATTGTACAGAATCTTGAGCTTTAACCTTAAAATAATATGTCGTATTAGAAAACATTCCACCACCATAGAATAATCCAGAAGTAGCAGAAATAGCTCCACAAGTTGGATAGCTATGAGCAGGAGATCTTATAAGAGATGTTGTGCGAACAATACAACCATCATAGAAATTAACATTGTCTACAGATATATATGGAGTATAATACAAAGAGCTTAATCCTCCAGAACTTACAGGAGCTGTCCAGCTAATAGATATAGCCCTATTATTACCATAGGTCGTATTGGCTAGTGTTACATTAGTAGGAATTCCAGGATTAGTCAAAAAGATAGGAGTAGATTGAATTGAGGAATAACTAGAACTCCCAACACTATTCATAGCTGATATTCTATTATAATATACGACATTAGATAATCCACTTATATTCGTAATAATTGGTGTCCCACTTAATGATAATGTTGTTGGAGAAGATAGGCCACTATTAGTGCTATATTGGAAAGAATAACCCGTAATAGCTGATCCACCATTATTAATGGGGGGAGTATATGTAATAGATGCTGCTGTGGATGAAGTTCTACTCATAATAAAAGATTGTGGAATTCCAGGGACGGTGGTTGGAGCGCTGGGTAGTGCTGATGAATATGCGCTGGCAATTCCTGTGCCTGTGATATTGATAGCTTTAATTCTAAAATAATAAGTAGAACCATTTGTTAATCCTGTTATAGATACATTATTAACTCCAGGAGATGTATTAGTGACAGTATTTGATGTTACAGAAGCGAAATTAGTAGTGGTACTTCTATCTATAATATAGGAACTTATAATAGAACCATTTTTTAACGGGGGTGACCAAGATAGAGAAACTAATCCATTGCCTGGAGAAGCTATTGGAGCAAGCATAGTGCTGGGGATTAAACCAGACAAAGCATATGTTAAACTATTGGGGCCCGTGCCAACTAGATTTTTAGCTCTAGCTCTAATATAGTATACACTATTACCAGTAGGAGTAATGGGGTGAGATATTGTTTGTAGATAAGAAAGGGTGTCTATTGGAGGAGAAGACACATTTTGAGTAAATCCAGTATTTGTAGCTGTCTCAATAATAAAAGATTGTATTGGAGATCCTCCATTGCTTATTGGATCCGTCCAAGTTGATAGAGCAGATATGGATGAATATGTGTCTACTGTTCTTGCAGTCCATGAAGAGCTAAAATTTGTGGGAGCACCAGGAACAGATAAAGGAGCTAGTGGTGTTGCTGAAGAATAATTAGAAAATGCCCCCAATCCCATATTGTTGACCGCTCTTACTCTAAAATATCTTATCGATCCATTAGTTAACCCAGTAATAGTAGCAGAGGTAGTATTTCCAGCAGATACTATAAGAGAGCTTGTGAAAGAGCTACTAGCGCTATGTTCTATTTGGTAAGATATAATGCGGTCTCCATTATCACTAATTGCTGGTTTCCAAGTTAATAAAACGCTACTATTTAGAGATGTCGTGACAGGAGCAGATGGAGGAGCAGATGGACTAGATGTAGACAAACTATATGTAGAGCTATAAGAACTATTTCCTGCTACATTAATTGCTCTAACACGATAATAATATGTATTGTTTGAAATAGAAGTATAAATATTTCCTATGTATGACGATATATTATCTTTTGTGTCTGCATATAGTGTTGGATTTGAAAATGTATTTATAATATCTCTTTGTAATTCATATCTAATTATAGGAGATCCTCCATTATTACTTGGAGCAACCCAAGATACTAATTGACTTGTTCCAGTCCAAGACACAGATAGTGAGGTAGGAGCATCTGGAACAGAAAATATAGGACCAACAGCAATTTCCTCAGATAATGATCCATCTCCTAAAGCATTAGTTGCTGATACTTGAATTAGATATGGAGAATAATCACTTAATCCACTTATCTGAGCGGTTGTTGATGAAAAAATTAGTTTATTAATGCTTGATATACTAATATTATTTGGATTTGGAATAGATGCTGGAGAGAAGCTACTAGTATATCTACAGATATCTTTAGTTATTCTAAAATCATCTATAAAGCCAGTATGATAAAATGGTGTGGGGCGAGTTACTTTTCCTATTTGAAGACCCAAAGAAGAAAATGATGTACCACATGATGCAGTTGTTCCAGAAACTGTTCCATTTATAAATCCTCTTATGGTCGTTCCACTTCTGGTTATAGCTATATGATACCAAGTATCTACAATGGGACTCCAGGGTATAGACAATAATTCACCAGTCCACTGTTGATAAAAAACAAGATTACCAGCAACATTTTTATATATAGCCCACCCAGGATTTGCAATATTTGCAGAGGCGTCTCCATTAGAATTATCTACTATACCCATAATATTAGACACATTAATAGATGAATACCTGATCCACATCTCTATTGTAAAATCTACTGGAAAAGCAAATCTCTGTTTATTAGAAACCGCAGCATAAGGAGCAGGGATATCATAATTAGTAGATATTAAATTTGTAGATCCATTCAAATACAAACTAGATAATCCCATCTTTGATTGACTTGTGCTAATAATAGGACCGGAACTATTTGTAGTCCAATAATTATTAAATGCTTCGGTTCCTGGAACGAGTCCACTAACTGGCGGAGAGCTATCTATAAATGCTGTAGAGTTATTTTGTCCATCAAAAGACATTGAAGAACTAACATAATTATAATATGGATCAATATTTGTTTTATCGTTTGTCTTATAAAAACATAATAAGAACTTATATCGGATCCATTAGAAGATGGGGCTACCCAAGTAAGATTTATTGTTCCACTATTAGCAACTCTTGTTGCTTGAATATTTGTTGGAACACCAGGCAAACCAACTGGGATAATCTCATTATCTATATTTATTATATTAGCAATATTCGTTGAGGTAGAAGAAGACCGTCCTATAATTTGTAAAGAGTTTTTAGTGGTTCCCACAGATATTGCTTTATTAGTAATCCCTTGGTCCTTATTTGAGACAACAGATATTGTTGGATTATTCGTTCTTAATTGAGATGGAAGATGTAAGGTAGTTGCAAATCTACCGGGTATAGATAATGACAAATCTTGATCTATCTCAGTTGTTTGAAAATATCTTTTGCATTGAGATAATTCTTCTGTATTTGTTAGATCATGAAACGAGGTTGCAGAAGACCCTTGTTCTAATTTTATCTGAGAAATATCTAAAACAGAATTCAGAGGCAGAGTAGAAGTGTTGCTTGGTCTAATTTCGACAGATAGTGTTCTAGCATCAGTTGGTATTGTGAAAGTAACGGAATATTTTATCCATGAGCTAGGATTGCTAACTGATTGATTTATAACAGATGTTTCTATTAGTGTTTTATTTGTGATTATATCATCTATTGAAGTAGAATAATTACAACAAGCATAAATATTATCTGTCCAATTATTTGTTATCTCTGTTGTGGGAATCCTAGCGTAAAAACTAAGAGTAACAACATCTCCTCTTAATGGCTCTAAATTTAAAGTTTCTATGGTCTGAGAGATTATAACAGATGAATTAGTAGCTCGGGTGCGTATTCTAAGGCAATAAGTATTATTATCTAAAAGTCCTCCACTACCTTTTTTTACAATGTTTACTGATCCATTGATAGCAGCATACCATCTATCCGCAGTGTATCCTGTGGATGTAAACGAGGTTCCTCTTTGCCATATATTAAAATTTCCATTTAATAAAAGATTATTATTTCTAACGCTTTTAAATAATAGGCCATTTTGATAAATCTTAGACATACTACTTTCCTCATTAGACTAATAATAATTTTTCACTACCATCCCCAAAAGGATCGCTCTTTATATTTACACTATCTAACAGGCTCAACCATAGATTATTCAAGGGGGTCTCATTAGGATATAATATATGTTTTCCCCCAGTTAACCCGCCTCCCCCAACCATTATTGGTAAATTATGATGAGCATGACTATTACCATCTTCTATTCCACAACCATATGAGATTATAGTATCGTCAAGAATAGACGACCCATTGTGTTGTAATGAGTTTAATTTATCAAATAAGTAAGCTACTTGTTCAGAATGATGTTTATTAATTTTAGCAATACTTTCCTGCTTAATAATATCATTGCCGTGGTGGCTTAATTCATGGTGGCCCTCTTTAACTTCTATTTTAGGATAGGGTCTATTGCTTCCTTCATCAGCTAGTACCAGCGAAACCACTCTGGTAGAATCTGTTAAAAGGGCCAATCCTATAAGATCAATCAAAATCTTACAGTGGTCATCAAAAAATTCAGGAATATCAGAATATAATTCTCTTTGGCCAGATAATTCTTTGGGCTTAGACTCTTCCATTTCAATACGTCTTTCAATATCTCTAACACTATTGATATACTCTTCTAGCTTACGTTTATCTGAGCCTGAGAGGTCTTTATTTAAAAGATCCACCTCCCGACTAACCCCATCTAAAATACTCTTTTTATAAAGAATTCGCTCTTTACTTTGTGGAGTATTTCCACCATAAATTCTTTCAAATATACTTCGTGGATTGTTATCTTTGGGCAACGGGGAGGTTGCACTATTCCAAGATATTGTGGATGAATAAGCACAACTATAACCACTATCACAATTACCAGACTGTTTACCAGACTCACACCCTAATTCTAAAGATCCAAATCTTGTTATAGACCTATAATGTTTAGCTGCTATTTGATCAGCAGAAATTCCCCCACTAATATTTTTACCATCAGTTTTTTTAATCTGAACACCAGTTAAATAAGTACTCATAGATCTTGCGTGATCTCCACCCCCATCACCATTAGCTCTTGCTTTTGTTTGAGCAAGGCCAGAAAGAATTAAAATCTTATCTTTATAATTATTAAAGGGTTGTAGAGTTGGTGGTAACTCATTTAAAACCCCAACATCTTTAGGGGTCCAACTATTCATATTCATACCATTAGGACTAAATACAAATACTAATCTTTTTTTATTTTCAATAATATCTCCCAAAGACTCTAATAATGGTAGTCCTAATAATGATCCTGATCCAACTATAAATTTTCTTCTATTAATCATAAAGATTCCCACAATTCTATGTCTTCTTTTAAAAGACCCCTAATAATTTCTAATTCTGCCCCAGATAATTCTGGCTTATTTTCAGGATTTGATGGAGAGATATGTTCTACATTACCATAAATACCAAGAAATTCAAACATTGATTGAAATCCATTCTCAAACTTAAAATGCACACACCTATTATTAATTAGATTCATACCATAAAGAGTCTCATATGATCCATTTTGCAAAGAGTCTATTAGCATAGAAACAGATAGATTCTTTTTTGAACATAAAGACCGTAATCTTTCTATGGGGTTTCTTACCATTACTCCAACATTATATTCTTGGTCTAGAGTTGTAACAGATAAAAATGTTGTTGGGTGGCGACCACTAGTGTCTTGTTGATATTCAATAAATTTATCTGGATAAAAATCCCTAAGTAAACAATGGGCTATTGAGTGACTACCACTACGAGTTACCATAGCTAATTTATTATTATTTGGAGCTTGATATAGTACTGTTATCATGTGAAATATAGGACTAATGCCCCATTGCCTCCGGGAGTTGTAAAAGTATCATAAGCTCCTCTGCCGCCATATCCAGCAGTTTTAGTTAAGGCGCTATTATATTTATTAACATATCCTGCTGATCCAAAAGCTGCTGTTGCTCCGCAAGTTTCTGTTGTGCTTACTCCAGCTAAAGTTAGGGCTGCGAATAATCCACTAATATCTGTAGCTGGTTTTCTTCCACAAGCAGTAGTCGTAGCAGAATCTCCACCAACAGCTCCTCCCGGACCACCATAAGCTCCAGATCCTCCGTTTGCTCCACCATCTCCTCCACTATAGCCTCCTGCATCTGCTAAGGGGTAGACGGAATTATTGCCGTTTCCTCCTGTGATAGTTACTGAGCTATATGTTGCTGTTGATTTTGTTGAAAGGGTACTAGTGTTTATTGCTCCTACTCCTAGAGCATAAGAGATAGATGCACCAGATACAGACCATGTTTTATACGCACAACCTCCACCATAACTTAAGCTTCCAGGACTACATCCTCCACCTCCAACGACCCAAGCTTTCATAGTGGTGGCCCCAGCAGGAATAGAGTAGCTTGTGCCAGAAGTTAATAAAACCGCTTGTGGGGTAAATGACACAGGAGTAAGATATCTAATAATAACAATTCCAGATCCTCCAGCACCACCAGTTCCATTAGTTCTTTCTCCTCCACCACCACCACCTCCAGTATTTGCTGCTGCTGCTAATGCACTACCAGATCCAACCCCAGCAGTTCCTCCTCCAGATCCTCCAGCTCCAGGTGTTCCTCCTGCATATGTAGATCCTCCTCCTCCTCCACAATAAGTTGTTGATATTCCACTAATGCTGCTAGCTGTTCCAGTTCCACCAGCTCCACCAGTAGTGGTTGTTCCGTTTCCTCCCGCACTAGTAGATCCTCCTCCTCCACCAGAACCATAATTTCCAGATGTACCTGCTGTTCCTCCATTTTTTCCTTGTCCAACAGTGCCAACTCCGCCAACATTAGAGCCATAACAGGCTCCTCCTCCAGAAGCTTTTGTACCTAAAGACGCTTGAGTAGGAGGAGTTGTTGGATAGTTGTACCAACTAGCACCTCCTTGGCCTCCTAAACTAGTAATACTGCTAAATATAGAACTAGCTCCATTATTTCCCTGAGCAGTAGTAGCTATTCCTCCTAATCCCACAGTAACGGGATATGTTCCATTAGTAACAGCAAATCCAGTTCCTGTTTGAAATCCTCCTGCTCCTCCACCACCACCATGATAAGTTCCTCCTCCTGAGCCTCCTCCTCCTATAACTAAATATTCAACTGATAAAGATTGCAAAGCAATAAAATTACTACCAGATGATAAAAATGTATGAACCGTATATAATCCATCATAAGTTATGGTTCCTCCTGTTGCCAAAGATGCATGAGTCCATATTTTAAGAGTTGATGATGTTCCACTCCCTATTTTTAATAATCCTCCTGTAGTACGACCTATTTTAAATGTTGTCATGGTTCAATAGGCCATTCTATATTAGATGGATCATTTTGCAGATTAGGAAGATCTCTAAGATTTTGTCTATAAATTATCCAATCTTCTTTATTATTTCCAACATCTGGTAAAACTCTCCAGTCGCATTTAGATAATAAAAGATCTCTTTCTGCTCGAACTGCTACCCAAAGCTTTTCGATAGGCCAGTTTAAAATCAAAGAGTCTATCTGAACCTGTTGGTCTGGAGTTGGTTGGTCATCTTTATAATCTATTCTAAATTCATTATTTTCAAGATCAGCTATGCCATGTATTGGTATAATATTATTAATTTTTGTATGGAGTATATTTATTAACATAAGAATAATCCTTGTTCCATGTTGACGTTTGTAAAACTAGTATTAGCAGATATTCCTTTTTCTAAAGATTGTATATAGTGATATCCAATTTGAGGATCAAAAGTAGCTGATGTGCTAAAAGTTCTATAATCTGTAGTGCTTGTTTTTGTTAAAATTAGATTTGTGGGAGTAGTAATACTATCAAGAGCTAGGGCTATATTTCCACATGTAAAAGAACTATTAAGATTTACACTAATAGCATCTTCTGCGAGTCCCGTAACAAACTCAAACCTTCCTTCTCCAGGTGTGGTATTAGAGTTAAAAGCTCTCCAAGTAGCAGTAGCATATGAATGAATTGAATATTGCCCAGCATAGATAGCATGAGGCACCCTATTATTATAATTCCATACAAATCTCCTTTTTTTACTATCTTCGGTTGTTGTTGATGATGTTGTTCTTAATGTTCCTACATATCTATATGATTTATCACTAGTTTTAACATAAACTCCATCTTGTAAAGATATTGCTGTTGCTCGTGTAGTATCACTAGCCCAAATATTAATACTTAAAGCCATCTCATTAGGAGTACCAATATAATTTATAAATAAATCATAATTAGCATCAGCAGTAACAGCAGGAGTATCAAGACGAACGGTAGAAACATTAAGACCTCCAGCAGAATTGGAGATTGAATATGGAACCCAAACAGAATTAGTTGTATCATACAAACCAATATAACCATGTGTAAAATGGTAATATCTAATAATAATATTCCCTGTACGATCAGCATCTGGAATTATTCCTCCTCCTAGACTACTAGCTTGAACAGAAATTCTCCCTCCAGCTAGTCTACTAGCAAATAAAGAATCATAAGCTTGAACATTAGTTCCTATAGCTAATCCAAGAGTTGTTCGAGATGTACTAGCATCAGCATCGTCAACTAAGCTTCGTGCAAAAGTTGTTATAGCTCCTGTTGTATAAACATCATTAGCTGTAGCATAAAGATAACTACCAGAAGCTGTTGTTAATCCAGCAATACTGAGTAATCCAGCATCATATGCTTGAACATTAGTTCCTATGACTAATCCACTAGTATTAATTGTTGCTGTGTCAGTACCACTATTATATGAAAGAACAATACCTGTTCCAGCAGTAAGAGCAGCAGTAACAAATGACTCAACTCCTCCAGACGATGCTAATAAAGACCTGCCGTACTCAGTATAGATACCAGTTGTATAAACATCATTAGCTGTTGTATAGAGATAACTGCCAGAAACTGTTGTTAATGCAGCAATACTAGTTAACCCAGCATCATAAGCTTGAACATTAGTTCCAATAGTTAAGCTAAGAGAAGCAGCAGTTTGATCTCCAGTATTTGTTCCGCTAGACGTTCCAGAAAAAGTTCCACTTTGAGTTGCTAAAGTTCCCAATCCTAATGTTGTTCGACATGTACTAGCATCAGCATCGTCAACTAAGCTTCGTCCAAAAGAAGTAATGACTCCTGTTGTATAAACATCATTAGCTGTTGTATAAATATACCTATCTGCTGCTGTTGTTAATGCAGCAATACTAAGTAATCCAGCATCATATGCTTGAACATCTGTTCCAATAGCTAATCCTAATGTTGTTCGAGATGTACTAGCATCAGCATCATCAACTAAGCTTCGTCCAAAAGAAGTAATGACTCCTGTTGTATAAACATCATTAGCTGTAGCATAAATATAATTACCCGACTCTGTTGTTAATCCAGCAATACTTGTTAACCCAGCATCATTAGCTTGAGCATTAGTCCCGATGGTTAAACCAAGAGAAGCAGCAGTCTGATCTCCAGTATTTGTTCCACTAGACGTTCCAGAAAAAGTTCCACTTTGAGTAGCTAAGGTCCCCAACCCTAATGTTGTTCGTGCTGTACTAGCATCAGCATCATCAACTAAACTTCTTCCAAAAGTTGTAATAGTTCCTGTTGTGTAAACATCATTAGCTGTAGCATAAAGATAACTACCAGAAGCTGTTGTTAATGAAGCAATACTAAGTAAACCAGCATCTCCAACCCCCACATTACTACTCAAACTAGTCCAAGTTGAAGTTCCATCTCCAATTTTTAGCAGATTATTAGTAGTATCAAAACCCGGTTCGCCACTAGCTAATACTGGATTAGTATTAGACCACTGAGTTGCTGACCCTCTTCTAACTTGTATTTGATTGGTTCTAGCCATTATAATTCCATATTAAATATTAACATAATAGAGAGCTTTCTATAGCAAATGAGGTAAACGATGAACTAGCAGTAGTTCCATATTCCACCCCTTGTACAAAATGATATCCTATCTGTTGAGTAAAAGCTCCAACAGCACTAGCTGCGCTACTATAGGTGGTTGAGGCTTCGACTAATATAGAACTATTAGAGGCTGTACTTGTTGTGTCTAATCCTAATCCGACATTTCCATATACTATCTGACCATAGTACATAAGAGATATAGAGTCTTCATTGAAGCCAGAAACAAATTCTATTCTGGTACTACCAAGAGTTGTATTATTATTCCATGATCTCCAAGTAGCTGTAGAATAAACATGAACACTAGATAGATAGCAATAAACTTTTTTATATCTTCTGTTATTATAGTTCCATAACAATCTTTGAGCAGCAGTATCTACTGTTGTGGTTGTTGTTACTGTTCTAAAAGTTCCTAAATAACGATATGATTTATCACTAGTTTTAACATAAACTCCATCTTGTAATGATATTGCTGTTGCTCGTGCAGTATCACTTGTCCAAATACTAGATGCTAATGTTAGGGTTCCAGTATTGCTATACATAAAAACGTCATAATTATATCCACTGCTTAATGTTCCAAGAGCTAACGATCTTTGAGTAAAGCTGTATGGAACCCACACTAAATTTGTAGTATCATACAGTCCTATTGAAGAATTTACATATGGAGTATAATAAATAGTTGTTTTAGCGGATTGATCGGTGGTGCTTATTGGGACGCCACTTTCAAGAGTTAGTCTACCTCCAGCAAATGCACTAGCAAGCACAGAGTTATATGCTAGAACATCAGTTCCTATTACTAATCCTAATGTTGTTCGAGATGTACTAGAATCAGCATCGTCAACTAAGCTTCGTCCAAAAGCTGTTATAACTCCGGTTGTATAAACATCACTAGCTGTAGCATAAATATAATTACCCGACCCTGTTGTTAGTCCAGCAATACTCTGTAAACCCGCATCATATGCTTGAATATTGGTTCCTATTACTAATCCACTAGTATTAATTGTTGCTGTATCAGTAACACTATCATACGAAAGAACGATACCTGTTCCAGCAGTAAGAGTAGTGGTGATAAGCGACTCAACCCCGGATGATGCTAATAAAGACCTACCATACGCCGTAGAGGTACCTGTTGTATAAACATCATTAGCTGTAGCATAAAGATAACTACCAGAAGCTGTTGTTAATGCAGCAATACTAGTTAATCCAGCATCGTAAGCTTGAGTATACGTTCCAATAGTTAAACTAAGAGAAGCAGCAGTCTGATCTCCAGTATTTGTTCCGCTAGAAGTTCCAGAAAAAGTTCCACTTTGAGTTGCTAAAGTACCCAATCCTAATGTTGTTCGTGCTGTACTAGCATCAGCATCGTCAACTAAGCTTCGTCCAAAAGTTGTTATAGCTCCTGTTGTATAAACATCATTAGCTGTAGTATAAATATATCTATCTGCTGCTGTTGTTAATCCAGCAATACTAAGTAATCCAGCATCATAAGCTTGAACATCTGTTCCAATAGCTAATCCAAGTGTTGTTCGAGATGTACTAGCATCAGCATCGTCAACTAAGCTTCGTCCAAAAGTTGTTATAGCTCCTGTTGTATAAACATCATTAGCTGTAGTATAAATATATCTATCTGCTGCTGTTGTTAATCCAGCAATACTAGTTAATCCAGCATCGTAAGCTTGAGTATACGTTCCAATAGTTAAACTAAGAGAAGCGGCAGTCTGATCTCCAGTATTTGTTCCGCTAGAAGTTCCAGAAAAAGTTCCACTTTGAGTTGCTAAAGTTCCCAATCCAAGAGTTGTTCGTGCTGTACTAGCATCAGCATCATCAACTAAGCTTCGTCCAAAAGTTGTTATAGCTCCTGTTGTATAAACATCATTAGATGTTGTATAGATGTATCTGTCTGCTGCTGTTGTTAATCCAGCAATACTAGTTAGCCCAGCATCATAAGGTTGAATACCAAGAGAAACTGAGGTCTGATCTCCAGTATTTGTTCCACTAGACGTTCCAGAAAAAGTTCCACTTTGAGTTGCTAAAGTTCCCAATCCTAATGTTGTTCGTGCTGTACTAGCATCAGCATCATCAACTAAGCTGCGACCAAAAGCTGTTATAACCCCCGTTGTATAAACATCATTAGCTGTAGCATAAAGATAACTACCAGAAACTGTTGTTAATCCAGCAATACTAAGTAAACCAGCATCTCCAACCCCCACATTACTACTCAAGCTACTCCACGCTGAAGTTCCATCTCCAACTTTTAACAGACTATTGGTAGTATCAAAACCCGGTTCTCCACTAGCTAATACCGGATTAGTATTAGACCACTGAGTCGCCGTTCCTCTTCTAACTTGTATTTGATTGGTCCTGGCCATATTTCTCCCTTATAGTCTATCTTATTATTATAATAATAGATAAATATCTAAAATCAAGGAGACCCACCATCTAGAGTTCCCCATGTTGGAACTCCAGCAACAACTTGTAATATATATCCATTAGATCCAGCAGCTAATTCAGAACCCACACTACTAGCTCCAACCATCAGAGCATTGGAGGCTAATGCTATTTTACCAACTGTTATTCCAGCAGTACTATTAACATCAGCATTTAATATAGTACCATCTAATATCATGGTGCTAGTAACTTTACCACTTCCAATAGCAGTAACTCCAGCATTAGTAATAGTAACATCTCCAGTAACACCAACAGATGTTGCTACGTTTGAAGCATTTCCCACTAATATATTAGCACTAGTTAAAGATGCCAACTTACTAAAAGCTATAGCAGCACTACTATTAATATCAGCATTTACAATAACATCATTAGCAATACTAGTAGCATTACCCACACTAGTTACATCCCCAGTAAGATTAGCATTAGTAGTAACAGTACTAGCATTTCCAGTTAGGGCTCCAATAAAAGTACCAGCAACAAAAGTTTCACTTCCAACAGTCCACCTATTATTAGTTTCATCCCATATCAATGAAACATTGGCATCTGTACCTCTTTCAATCTCAATACCAGCATCTTGCGTAGCTGAATATGTTTCATCGCTATTAAGAGTAATAATAGAATCCCCAATATTAACAGTATTACTATTTACTGTTGTTGTGGTACCATTAACTGTTAAATCTCCGCTTAGAATAAGCCCCGAAGCATTTACTGTTCCTGTAAAAGTTGGACTAGCAATAGGAGCAACATCTGTTCCTATAACCAATCCAAGTGTTGTCCTTTGTGCGGATGCGTCAGCATCGTCTAATAGGGCTTTGCCCGCAGTTGTTAAATCAAACACAGCAGCTGTGCCCGCTCCTGTAAATTGAATACCCTTATTAGCAGCAGACGTTAAGCCAGCGATAGCAGCAAGTTCAGCATCATAGGCCTGAACATCAGTACCAATAGTTAATCCTAACGAAGTTTTTAATGTTGCTGCACTTTCAACAACAAAGTTAGTTCCATTGCCGATAATTACTCCGTTGTCTGTTGGACTTAATCCAGCAACGTCAGCTAACTGAGCATCATAAGCCTGAACATCTGTTCCTATAGCCAACCCTAATGTTGTTCTTTGTGCGGATGCGTCAGCATCGTCTAATAGGGCTTTGCCCGCAGTTGTTAAATCAAATACAGCAGCTGTGCCTGCTCCTGTAAATTGGATGCCTTTATTAGCAGCAGACGTTAAACCCGCAATTGCAGCAAGTTCAGCGTCATAAGCCTGAACATCAGTACCAATAGTTAATCCTAACGAAGTTTTTAATGTTGCTGCACTTTCAACAACAAAGTTAGTTCCATTGCCGATAATTACTCCGTTGTCTGTTGGACTTAATCCAGCAACGTCAGCTAACTGAGCATCATAAGCCTGAACATCTGTTCCTATAACTAACCCAAGAGTTGTTCGACCTGCACTAGCATCAGTATCGTCAACTAAACTTCGCCCAAAAGCTGTTATAACTCCTGTTGTATAAGTATCATTAGCCGTAGCATATAGATAGCTACCAGAAGCCGTTGTTAATCCAGCAATGCTAGTTAAACCAGCATCATAAGCCTGAGTATACGTTCCAACAGTTAAATTAAGAGAAGCAGCAGTTGGTAGAGTCTGATCTCCAGTATTTGTTCCGCTAGACGTTCCAGAAAAAGTTCCATCTTGAGTAGCTAAGGTCCCCAAGCCGAGAGTTGTTCGACCCGCACTAGCATTAGCATCGTCAACTAAACTTCGTCCAAAAGCTGTTATAACCCCCGTTGTATAAACATCGCTAGCTGTAGCATAAAGATAATTGTCCGACCCTGTTGTTAATCCAGCGATGCTCTGTAACCCAGCATCATAAGCTTGAATGTTAGTTCCAATGCCACTAACAGCAATAGTCAACTGATGACCACTATAAGTCAAATCAATATTAGACCCCTCTATGAGTCCACTCCCCACAATATCCATAACTTGATCAGAGCTAACTGTTCCAGCAGTTACTCTAGCATCAACAGCAGTATTAAAATCAGTAATACGACTGGATGGAATTCCAGTAACACTAATAGCTATCGTGGATCCATTAGTCCCCTTAGACAGTCCAATACCACTAACACCCGTAAAATCAGTAGGTAGGGTAGCAGCATATGTTAAACTATTCCAAGCAGTTGTTCCGTCTCCAATCTTATACCTACCAGTTGTTGTATCATATCCCCACTCTCCAGCAGACAAAACAATAGTACCAGCAGCCCACTCAACAGTTGTTCCACGACGAATCTGAATTAATGTTTTAACTGCCATAGTAATATCTTTCTTTTAAAAATTAGTTTAAGGGGAACCACAATCAAAATCATAATCATCTAGATAAGTATTTAATCCATCTATTCTAGCAACACTCAAATTACCAGTAATCTTACTCATAGGAATATCTGGAAGGTCACTAACAGATATAATATCTCTATCACTAATTATATTTACACTATTATATCCAAATTTCTCAATTTCTACAACCCCAATATTATCAATATAGCTAGTTTCCAGACTTATGATATTCGGCTCAATATTTTCAATAACTACAATAAATTCGCTCATGGTTGACAACTTAATAGGGTGTCGCTATTTCTACGAATTATTTTTACACCGCCAAAAATCAACCTTATTATTTCTTTGCCTCCCCCAGTATACATAGCAGAAGGACTTTCTAGCTCAAGATCATACTTTGCGCTATCAAATAAGAAGTTGTTCGTAACACTAGCAGGAAATTGCAATAATAGTTTGCCTTCTGCTCCAGTAATTGTAAATTTATAAAGAGTATAATCAAGATTAGTGGTACTAAATACCTGTACAATTCCCTTGCTGGTTGTCCATATCAATCTGGCACACCAACCGGTAATATTAATGGGTATCTCACTACTATCTTTATATATTAAGGATAGCTTAAAGGAAGATCCTTGTTCTATTGTGAAGTCATATTTGCCAGCTGCCATATTATTTGACCTTCATGGAATGGGTGGCCTATATATTTAGTGATAATAAGTTTATATAAAATAATACACCTATAAGCAAGAATAAATCCACTTAGCTTGTCCACAATCCCATATTTTGAATAATCCATGATCATATCCAGAATTTCCCGGAAACCTTAATCTATTCAATGTAATTTGGCCATCTGTCCATTTAAAGCTAGGATATGTATGATTATATTTAAATCCTAAATCAGACAAATAAGACCCATCCCCATATCTTAGATCTATAAATGTCATAATAGAAGATGGATTAATTTGTTCTATAGCATAATTTAATAGTTTTGAAAATCCCCCAACAACTCCAGTTCCTTTTGAGCAGCAGAATCTTGATACTTCATAGTCTTTATCTTTTAATCTTTTAAGCCTTAAACAGCTTACAATCTCATTATCATATAATAAACAATAGGTTTGTCCCCTACCTTTTCCCATAAGATGATTAATCTCATAAAACTGATCAGCCTCCTTATTGGACAATACTCCTATAGAGCACTTTCTAGCAAAAATCCTATTAGATTTGCCCAGTCGATTTAGTATGATAGATTTAATAATATCAAACTTATCGTTCAATTCATCTTCCCTAAAAAATAATGATCTAAAATTATTACTAGAATATACTAGCCTCTTCATGATATGATAGTTTTTATCTAATTTAGTAGCATCACTATGCCAGTATAGTCCATCTATTTCTATTAATAAATTATCTATTTTAAAGTCTGATATATAAACCCCATTATCATGAGAAACCCTATGTTGTTGAGAATAACTAATATTTTCTTCATCTAACCAGTTTTTTAAAATTTGCTCTAGAGAACTATATCTATTACCCTTTTCCATAGTGGTAGCAACTTCAAAACCATATTGAGATACCAACTGATTAAATCTACTGAGACAATATCCTGTTTCTTCTGCCCACTCTTTACTATTTTTATTTTCATAAAATCTAGCATTACCATTAGAAATCATAGTATTAACAATCTTCTTTTTAACCTCTATATTCTTAGTAGCACTAGTATATCCATATCTTTTTAAATTAGTTTCTTTAGTGGCCTCTTTAAATATTTCTACCTGAGCTACATTTTTGACCCCGTACTTAATTAGATTAGTATTTTGTTTCAATATCTCATTATTAGGATCTTTTGCATGATGACTAACTCCCCGAACCCTAAGATTAGTATCTTTAATTTTTTGTTTAATATCTTCATTCTGAAACACATTATCTGTACCAAATCTCTCTAGATTAGTTCTATTTCTATTTTCTGATATTTTTATCTTATATGATGGTCCATACTTTTCTATTAGGGTTTTATCTTTTTTATCCTGTAGTTTACCCTTAGTATCTAGACCCCAGCTCTTTATGGTTCTATTCAGAGATGATCTTGGAATACCCAGTTTATTAGATATATTAGATATAGACCACCCCTCTGAGATCATAAGAATAATATCGTCCTTATTACTATTTATTTTAAGACTTTTAGGATTATCTAATCTTTGAGATGAATTCTTCACTCCGTGCAACAATAGACTTATTTCTTCTCTTTTTTTAAATCTACATTGTTCACAACAATCTTTATCTAGTACCTTGTTCTGAATATATCTAGCCTTATTACTTTTAATAATATGCTTATGGCAGTAATCACAATCAACTATAATGCTCTTGTTAGAACACTTGCTAAGGTCTTGTGGATAGTATTTATATTCACTGTATGTTATATCATTTTGTATCATAGAAAATTTCCTCTTTTGACTTATAATACAGCAAATGCTTTGTTTGTCAAGGCATAGAGTCTATGTATGACTAGAAAAAAGGACCAGTATTTCTACTAGTCCAGTTTTCGTTAATAATAAATAAAAGGTATTAGAGTGAACCTATGATAACTCTACGATTATCTAGTACGGCGAAGCCCAGTTCTGCCCATCCGTAGAATCCAGCTCTCTTCTGACGATGAAGAGTATCATCTTCAAAAATCTGAACTTCTTGGCGAATTGGCATGATGAAACTATCTCTCTTGCGCATATCTAGACCTACCACAACTTCAGTATCTCCACCGGGCATACTTGCAGCCAAGGAGGTAGTGAAGAATGCTTGGTATTCTTGACCAACACCAAGTTCATCTAGATCATGAAGATTGACTCCGAATACACGATTTAGACTACCGTCTGCTGCTGTATAAATCTCTCGACGAGTAATTTCGTCAATTTGATCAATACCCCAGTTTCGAATATCTTCCATCGCTTCTGGAGATACAAAAAGATCAGTTAGCATTCCACGATTAGCACTGGTACTATTACCGCCGCCGTTTCGTCTCATGACTGTTTTCATCAAACTTACCAATCTCTTGGTAAATTGACTAGCAGAAGCATCAGAATCATAAACAACGATATTTCGATCAACACCAGCAGCTAACAAAGTATGCCAGCCGTCATCATTCATCTTCTTAACAAAGGAGCCCTCTAAAGCTTCCATTGCTCTGCCAACAACATCCCACCTAGCATCTCTAGCATACTTTAGCAAGTAGTCGATAGATGAACCAATGTCGTAGGTTGGAACCATAACATAGTCACCTTCAACATGACGCTCTGGAATATATCCGTGATTAGGCAAAGTATATGCAACAAAGTCTTTTTCGGTACCTGGTGCAAGAAAATCTAATGGAAATTCTGGAGTAGCACTTTGAGCAAGCTTGATAGGCTCAAATATGCCGTCTAAAATATCTCCACTTAGTAAACCCTGACGAAGAGGCAATTCTAGTGCTTTTGCAAATTCTGCATTAGCGGCTAATGCTACTTCTCTATTTGGCGAACCAGAACGCATCAAAAGATCTGTTAATTCTGGTGTTGGCTGAAATCTCTCTGTTTTAGCTGACATGTTTTATCTCTCCCTGTGATTTAAAAAAAAACTTATAGATTAACTGATACTTTTGCATAACCGTCTGCGTCTGTAGCACTTAAGAATTGACCAATTTGAACAGCATTAGTACTACTAGTACCTATATTGCCGTTTGCACCAACATAAGCCTTGGCTCCTGCACTTGGAGTGCCAGCAAGGAAATTAGTTGTAACCTGCCCATTTCTGAGTATTGTTACCTTTCCTCCTACCTGGACCTCATCTTTGTGCCAATTGATATGTTGTTTTGTTAGGTCAATATTTACAACATCATTTAGCAGAATTCCTACGGGTAATGAACCAGATGCTACTGAAGCATAAGCAACAACAGCATTGGCATCATCCATAGATACTCCCAACCCGGAAGTAGCGACATTAACACTAACCACACCACCGCGTGTTGCAGTTGTATTCATGAAAAAAGAAACATCAGTCAATAGTTCAATACGATCAGATTTTAAGGCCATTGTAATTTCTCCAGTAAATATTTAGGGACTATTTATTTTTCTTGTTACCTAGTTTGCTGTACACGAATTCTACCAAAGCTGCTCTTGTGGAATTTAATGAAGACTCAGCTGATTCTTCACTAACGCTTAAGCTTACAGAGTCTTCTACTTCAACGTCTTCAAGGACAGATATATCGCTATTGTCTTCAGAAGCTTTCTTCTTAGGATCTTCCTTCTTAGGATCTTCCTTCTTGGTGCCATCTTTTTCTTTCTTGTACTTTTCTAGCCAAGGAGGCAGACCAGCAGCAAAAAGAAAAGTCATAGCATCAAAAGCTTCATCTTCCATAGCATCAAATTTTTCCAATATGCTAGCAACAATTTCAGCATCTAGACCTTTGTCTACTAATGATGCTTTTCTAAGCATGTTCTTTTCTTTCTTCATCATAGCGGCTTCAGCAGCTCGATATGTCTCAATGATACTATTGGCAGTATCTAGTTCTAATCTTATAGCCTGTATAGCAGCTTCAGAATCGTCTTCCATTTTATCCATTTCTTCTTGCATCTTTTTGATCTGCTCTTTGGTCTTTTTTGCAGCCTGAGCCATTTCGTCTTCCATTTCAAGATTGGCCGATGCGAGACCAGCAATTTTGGCTTGAATGCTGTCAGATGCTTCTTTGGTATAGACAACATCATCACTCACTGTTAGCTCTATTTCTTCAGCGACGGTTACCTTCTCTTTTGAACTCATAATAGTATTCTCCGAATTAGTGTTGGCCTGAGTAATAAATACACCTGATTTTATAATTTCTTCTTTTTTTTCCAAAGTACAACTATTGGATTTTTTGTTATCGGTCTCAGATAATAAGTTCTTAGTAAATATTATACTATCCTGATTAGCTGGTCTGTCAACAAAACCCTTGCCAGAAAACGTTATATTTCGCAAGACTCTTCCAATTTTATAATTTTCATGTTCACCAAGACCCCCATAAGACCGCAAATATTTGCTTAAATACGCAGTCTCATTATTTCGAGATAATATTTTATATGTTCCAGTATTTTTTTCTATTAGACCATAATCAAACCCCTTAAAGAAACATTCCATACTAACATACTTAGTACCGTCTTGTATTTCAGCTATTAGTTTTTCGGATCTGTCTTTAAGTTCTGGATTAGTAAAAGATTTATATATTACTGATCCTGTTAATATATGATATTTTTCTGGTAGATCTTCCACTTCGGTATTTTCATCTATAAGAATACCTTCCTCTGTAATAGGCCAATTTGATGTGATGTGTCCTATTATTATATTCTCATCATGTTCTAAATTAGTGGGTTTGTCTTCTGGAGTATTTTTTGCTATCCAGACTTCTTTTTTATCAAAGATATCGTCATTTTTATTCCAACTAGAACTAACAAGTATAGACTGCACATAATACAGATCATCATCACTGAAAGATGCTAGACTATGAATATTTTTTTTAATATCTTCAGATTTATGCTCTATTGGCTCTGCTATACAAGCATAAGATATTGAGGCAGAAGAGGATAACTGGGCCTCTAACCCATCTATTTTTTCTTGGTCAAATATATGCATAATGATTAACCCTTATGTTTAATTACCTGCCTCATCATACACCAGACAATAGAAAGAAGCTTTTGCTTGCTCATTCTCACTAACGGATAGTTGTCTACCCAGATCTCCCTGAATAGCTTTTAGCCAAATATAAAATTTAGAGACTATCTTGCTATTAGTCTCCATGTTGTGAAAAGATTCCACTACTTGAGAACTCCCAATGGTGCAGTAAGGGATAAGATTAAGAAGAATATTGGTTTTAACCTGTTCTAGCTCTTGGGACTCTGCACTAGTTAAACTTCTTAAATTTTTCTTATTATAGAATTCTAACATTAGTGGGTTCATAATTTCCCCTATTTTATTCTGAGCTGATGTCGCCCACATTAACATCTTGGCCCCTGTTCTGGGTATAAAGGTCTTGGGCGCTCGCTTTTTCTTATCTTTTGATAGTTTAGGCCTTCCGTCGCCAGATTCTTTCGGCAACGAATCCGATGACGGATCGTTTGCCAACTTCGTTGGTTGTGGTGCTGTTGCTGCTTTCATCTCAAGGGATGTTTTTTCTCCGGGTTTCTTTTTGGGAAGATCAAGTCCTACTTGACTAGGAGCCACTATCCCCAATTGCAGAGATATTTTTTTCAAAGAGTTCTCAAACTGAGGATCAAACCAAGGCCCAGCTTTATCTACCATTCTACTTGTTTTTCTGTCTCGGAATTCTCTGTTCAGTCTGTATTTCTCCATATCTGGATCAAATCCAAATCTTGTTTGTATTAGCTCATCAGATACTAAGTTTCTATCAGCTAGCTGAATGAGTAAAGCCTTTTCTGTGTCTTCATTGGATAAATCCATTCTGTCAAACTCAATTTTTCCAGGATATTGAAATCCCATAGCTTGTTGGACTAATTCTAGTTCCTTTTCCCAGAAACTAACTAGTATGTCTCTGCCGTACTGAAGTCTTTGGGTCAGTGTTTTAAGGCTTATAAAATTGTTTGTTGTTCCACTAGCTCCGAAAGTACCTGTTAAGGTTGGTGGAATACCTAGACCAGCATAAATAGCGTTCAAGTGGGGAATGTATTTTCCTTCGCCCAAGAATTGATGAACATTAGTTTTTGATTCAAGAAGCTCTATATCTGGACCCCACACAAGATCCATTGTTCCTCCCCCAACATTATTTCCAAGTATTTGAGCTAACTTCGCCGTTGCTGCTTTTGTAGGGGCTATTTTGTGTTCTAGGCTCCCTAGTTTAAATATTCTAATATTTGATATAGCTCCATCTAAAGCTGCCATATCCGCGAGTTTCAGCTTTTCTATAACATTGATATCATCCATGATAGCATACATCATAGGAAATGCCCAAGCCTGCCAATCATCTTTCTTATAATGAAAAACCATTGTCTTTTCAGGATCCAAAGGATAGGATTTCTTCTTTTGGGCCGCTTCGACAATTTCTGCTGGCAGACCACTAACTACCAAGGCTTCTGCCTCATTCTTTGGAGCATTTATGATTCTTCTAAGACTAGCTGGTAGAATAAGTTGATACTGCTTTTTTTCTACAAATGAAGATAATGGTCCTCCAGCAACTTCAACAAATACAGGATCCATAAAAGTATATCGCCAAGGTATTTCTCTTTTTTCCAACTTAATACTATTTAAATCAGCAATATCAAAATTAGGAGCAGAAGCAGATCTATATAGTTTTTCAGCAACCTTTACACTAATTTTCCCAGTTTGTTTGTTAATTACAACATTTCCCACCTTATATAAATTATTTAAAAATCTCTCACTCCTATCTTTCCCCCCAATCTTCTTGAACCACTGTCTATAAAATCTCTCTATCCTTTTATTCTTATGAACAATCCTGACACCCTGAGCAGCAAAATCTCCCATAAGATCAATAACATTTTTAACCAAGCCGATTCTCTGATAAATATCTTCTGCTCTGCGCAGGATAGCCTTAATATTTCCTCTAGGAACAGCTTCGTCTGGTCTGAAAAAATCGTAATCGTCCCTTGTTAATCCTGGTCTTCCCGAAGTTCCAGTGCCGTCAAGATTAGAGTAATCAAAACCGTGTCGTCTTGCTGCTGAACCTGTTGATTTTTGTATGCCAACATACTCCTCCAAAGACTCTGAGGAAGTATGAAGGGCAATCTTCTTGCTTTCCAAGTCTTCGCCCCATGTAACATAGGCTTCTTGGCCGATTATGGTAGAATCTTGGTTTGCTTCGCTTTTTGGATATTTTTTAGTCATAGGTATTCCAATTACAATAGGAATGCAATCAATATGTAACTATACACTATCTATCGATATATTCCCTTGTAAATATCATCGTTTGCTCCAGAAGTGAACCATTCTGGCCCACGATACATATCTCCTGAATTCTTGGTCATATTTCTGGCATTTCCTCCTACCACATCATATGTTAGGGGTTGAAAAATTCTCTGCATTTGTCTAGCTATCATATTAGCTATTATTAAAGAACTATATCTATCTTTTCTAAGTCTACCCTTTTTCCCATTTGGCATCTTTATCTCTGGAGTATCCCACCTATCTCTTGAATTTGCGGATGAACTAGTTTGACTCATTACAATAGTTGTTAATTCATTTTTTAGCTCTTCTATCTCTAGAACACATTCGCTAAGACTGTCGTAGACTCGATTTAAATCAGTGGACATGATATCTTTACCTTCTCTATCCAAAGCTAGACCCAGAGTGAGATTATCGAATCTTGGAAACAATAAAATTTTATCCTCTAGATCTTTTCTTAGTCCGTGATTAGCTTGGGCCGTCCATTCTGCTTTAGCAAACTGTACAAGCTCCAATATATGTAAACCAGCTTGGTCATCAGTTTCTTTTCTCTTATTTTCCTCTATGATCGGCCATATAAGATTTTCCCCATTTTCTAATCTTGATGGATCATGTAGAGCCTCTTCAATAGCTACTCCTCCACCCTGAGCATCCATTCCTAATCTTGCTGGAGGAAATACCTTCATTAAATTTCTTATTTTTCTAGCACAGAATCCATAAAAATCATGCTCATTAACCAGGCCTATCTTTTGTCTATCTTTAAAATTATTCCTATTTGTTGTCCAGCAATATACTAACCTGTGATGGTTATCATGAATTTCTAAAATGACTATACTAAAATTATCTTGTTCTGAAGCTGGATCTATCCCATAAATATATTTACAACTTAAATTACCCTGAGTAACAGCATCAAAACTAATTTCTTTCCCACCTACAGATATTGGAGTTGAATCATTCGTAACACAACTCTCTATTAAAGATCTTTTAAAGAATCCAGCACTATCATTAATAAAACATGCAGCATACTCCATATTATAAATAGCAGTATGAATAGTAACCTTCGCCCTAGATACTTGTCTATCATCCATAAATCCCTTTGGTATTAATTCATAGGGGATTCTTATTATAGAATAATCTTGCCAATTAAAGTTTGGAGGAACTTCGCCCTGAAATATATCTTCTAATATCCTAACATTACCCTGACTCTCTATTATAGCTTTATATCTTTTCCAATAGGCTGCAAAATGCTTAAACCCATAATCTGCTGTTCCTGAGATAATAGCTTGATTACCCATTCTAGTATTAAGAGCTTCTAATTCATCGTTCCACAAGCCTTTGTCTCTCATGGCCTTTTTCTTAGCTTGTTCTTTTACGTTCTGAATTGGACTCGCACTAACAGCAGCAAATCCAGATACAACAGTTTCATATATATCTGAGCTAATGGATGCAAATTCATCCGCTATAATAATGTGCGCTCGAAGTCCTCTGATCTTACTACCATCACCAAGAGGAATAGCTATAGCCCAACTATCGCCCAATCTCATCGTACATCTATCAACATCTCTTCTTGGTCCATCACTATTTCCAGTAAATATACTTCTGAGAATAGAGCTATTTCTCCAAATAGTTTCCATGTATTCAAAAATAATTTTACTCTGTCTAAAACCTGATCCAACGATAACTATTTTAGTGCCCGGGCTAAATAAACACTTTAACACAGAATACAGAGCTAAAAGAAAACTCTTTCCCCAACCTCTGCTTGCTATATACATAGGGAATGGTCTTATCCAAAACTCTTGCAATATTGCTACTTGCATAGGATGTAACTCTATGTCAAATAGCAGTTTGCAAGTTGACCCTACGTATTTAGGATCTCTTAATATTCTAAGAAGATGTAGATCTGGATTTTCTATGTCTTTTTCTATTCGATTGATCATTATGTTTCGATCAATCTGAATTAACGATGTATCTCCAAGATCTAACCAAGCACTATCAAACTCATTGTTACGAGACATTCATCAGTGCTTCTGTCTTTTTAACAGATTGAGATATGGCCCTATTAACCATCATCTTTGCTACTGTTTCAATAAACGGAAGATTTCTCTTGGAGCTTTCATCTTTCAACCATTCCAAGATAGTGCTCATATTATTCTTGCACCATTCTGGTCCTTGCTCATTCATCTGTAGAGCATGTCTTCGACAGCTACATGTTGAACTACTCTTAATCCCAAGAGTACTAATCATATTAGTTAAAATAGTTCCTGGGCCTGTTGGATCTTCCTCAAGAGTTTTAGGATATAAAGCCCTTAATGTTTTACCAATATCTTCTCCTAGATATGATCTAAGTCTTCCCTCAATATATTCTTGAGTATAATCTCCAATACCAACATACTCATCTGAACCTATAATAGTCATACCATGAGGAATGCCTTGTATATTAACAGATACTGTTTGACGTAATGGACTATCACTGTATGTTGGATCTAGTACTCCGTCAAAAACAATTGTCTCTGGCTGTACTATCTTATCATTGTGATCAGTGTATGGAGGTGGCGTAACAGATACTTTTCCTTGAATAAACATATGTAATATCTCCCTATTTAGCTTCTTTTGTTAAATGATAAATTTTCTTTAAAATAATTTCCGCAACTTTTTCCGCATCGCTAGGACTACCACAAAACATAACTTTTATATTATGTTCAAGTTCCCAATCTAAAACATGCTTCATTATAAAAGCAGGACTTATTTTTACTTTGTCCCACAATCTTTTTGGCAGGTCTGACCCAATAGGATAACTCAAAATATCTTTTATACTAAACTCTAAAAGCAAAAAAGCATGTTTATGTTGAGCTAATCTTGATATCGCATCTTTAAATCTTGGTTCAATAATATTATTAGCTATTTCAGTAACACTCTTTTTTCTTTCTATCGCCAAAATAGTCTCTAGTCCCTCAATACTATAGTCACCAGCATCTAATTTATGGTGCGATGTTGTATAGTTATCAAAAGTCCAAGGCTGTTGTTCTCTAGTATCTACTATAATAGTAAAATCATCGTATTCTTTTGTCATGGTGGAAATGCTTTATTTTGGAGTATTTTTATAAAAACGGCCTCATAAATATTCTCTATTCCTGATATCATCTTATGATGATTTTTGCATAAAGTAATACCATTATTAACTTCAAATCTTAATCCCGGAAAATCCGCCCATGTTCTTATGTGATGAGCATTTAGTTTCTTTTTAACATTACATCCCAACCATTGGCAAGTATGGTTATCTCTTTTATACACCAGTTTTCGCCACTTTTTGTATTGTGGATCATTAAAGTCTCTAGACATAAAGACACCTATTATCAGAGTCCACCATTTCTATTACTAGTTGATCAAATGAAATATCCGGGGTCCAATTCATCTTTGATCTGGCTTTGCTCGAATCTCCCCTTAAATATTCAACCTCTGCGGGTCTGAATAATAGGGGGTCTATAATCATATATTGTTTATAATCTAACTGGACATGATTAAAAGAGGTTGTTAAAAAATCCTGAACCGATTTTGTTACTCCTGTAGAAATTACATAGTCTTCTGGAGTGTCCTGTTGTAATATCATCCACATAGCCTTTATATAATCTTTAGCATGTCCCCAGTCTCTTTGTGCAGAGATATTGCCTAGTTTAAGCTTGGGGAATTTATTTTCTTCATCTGTCGACCAAACATCTACTAAATATAGGTTATCTTCTGACGATACTGTTTTATCTGTACGGATCGCATGTTTCTCGCACCATGATAGGTATTCTCCGATCCATTTTGTTATTTTTCTGGTGACAAAATTTTCACCTCTTCTGGGAGACTCATGATTAAACAATATGCCGCAAGAACCAAAGATACCATATCCGTCTCTATAGATTCTTGTCATATCGTGAGATGCTAATTTTGATATTCCATAGGGGCTTTGTGGTGAAAACTGAGTATTCTCATCTTGATATTTAGAACCGTCAGCAGAATCCACATCGTAGTTATACCCAAACATCTCGCTTGTACTAGCTTGGTAAAATCTTGTTGCAGGAGAAAATACTCTGATGCCCTCTAAAATATTAATGACCCCGATAGTATTAACATGTACAGTAGTAATCGGTTGATTAAATGAAGTTGCAACATGACTCTGAGCAGCAAGATTATAAAATTCATCTGGCTTAGTATCTTTAATTATATTATTAATGGAACTAGGATCTGTTAAGTCAAATTCAAGCAATTTGAACTGGGCGTTATTTAAAAGATGATTAATTCTAGATAAATTATAATTACTCGTTCGTCTATAAAGCCCAAAGACCCTATAATCATGATCTAATAAAAACTCTGCGAGATATGACCCGTCTTGGCCAGAGACCCCTGTTATGACTGCTGTTTTCATAATTTTTCTTCCGTATTTTGAACTACTGTGTCTGGTGTTAAAAATGGGCGATCTAAAGTATTATCTTGATAAGTATGATACTCACTAAGTTTATCTAAACTTTTTTTTGTTGCCATATTTATAATTTCCATCTCTCTACCTTCTCGTTCTCTTGTTTCTTCATCTTCCAACATTCTTATTAATCCGACCCAACTGCTCTTACCATCCTCGATCCTTTTAATTCTTTGTTCTCTTGTTGCTTTTAGATCCTTGCTTATTTTTTGCTGTTCATTTAAAAGCTTCGTATATTCATTTGTATAACTAGCTATACTATTTCTAGCAAATCCCAATTGTGTTTCTAGTTGCATCAGTTTGCTATAGTCTTTTGTATCATCTGATTTATTAGACTCTTTGTCAACTGCTTTTTGAAGTTTTTCTGTTTCTGATAGGTGCCGTTTTCTTTCTTTCATGCTTCTATTTATAAGAATATCTATAGTTATAAATTGTTTTATTTGAAGTTCTTCTGCTGGTAAAACATCTTCTCTAAACTGCTTAATTAATCCTATCCAAGTATTTATAAAATAAGTAAGTTCTCCTGACTCATCATCAAACTGTCTTTCAATTTCTCCCCAAAATGTTTTTCCATATAATTTATGTTTTAAAAAATCGTCACTAGTAACATCTTCTTTGGAAGATACTAAATTATTTTCTTTAATATATCTTTCTATAGGAGCAGTTCCCCTATTAAGATAATTAGCTATTTCCACTACTGATAAAGTTGTTACTTTTTCCCCTATAAATTTTTCTTCTTCTAAACTTAGCTGTCCTCTTTTTTTGGGGGGAGTTGTTTTGTCCATTTTTGTTCCTCCATTATTTTTGAGATATGAGCTTGAAGACGAGATAGTTCTTGTTTTTGTATTTTTGTCCCGTGTTTTAATTTAAGATAAGATTCTCTGTATTCTTGTTGAATATATTGATCCAAAAAATCTATGATTTCTTTATTTTCAGTTGTTTTTACAGTATCCTTAGTTTTGTCAGCATGAAATCCATCATCAATAATATTAGAGGGTTGGATAATATTCTTCTTAGCATCATTTCTTTTGCTCCAAGAAGCATATGGTTGACAGTCATCTTTGTTTAAAAACTTGCTACATTGATTGGAGGAATTTTTATAAGCTTTGTCAAATAGGGGACAAGTAAGACATGGCTTGTCTGGTCTTTGAAAATTATTTCTTTTATAATTAAATAGCCTATTCCTAACATGAGTCCATAAGAAATTTTCCAGCGGTCTGCTGTTGTCGTATTTTTCAAGTCCCTCTATTGCAAAAATAGCAGCTTGTTGTTTCATATCATCAAAATTGTGATATGCAAATCTAAACTTGTATGCTAATCTTTTGCTTATATTATCTAGTACTCTTAAAAAATCTTTTTCATCAACCCCTTTTGGCAATTGGTTTTCTTTGGGTTTTATTTTGGGTTTTGCTTTGGGTTTTGTTTTGAGTTTTTCCTTGGGTTTTTTAAGAATCTTTAATTTGGGGGTTTTCTTCTTTGGTGTCTTGCTGGGTTTTTTGTTCATTTAATAGGCATGAAATGCTTTGTCCTGTTGGAAGATCAAGGTCTTTTAAAACTTCTGAATCTAGTATTTCAGATGCTCGGACCGATAATACTGAATCTATAAGATTGTTATCAAAGTTATCTGGTGACATTTTTTCTCCTTGCTGTAAACTCGCCAAGTAATAGTATAGTATGACGTAACCAATAGTTTGTCAATACTAATAACACCAAAGGGGCTTTATAAATGGGAAATTATAAAAAGTGGACAGATGTGGAAATTGATTATATTAAGCAACACCACAACACAGTTGCTGACGAGGATCTTGCTCAAAAGCTAAGTCAGTTGTCTTCTCAGTCTGTTACAACAGCTATGATTAGGCGACAAAGACGAAAGTTAAGGCTAAGTAAGCCACGGGGTAGGCCTCGCAAGACTAAGCAGGTAGTTTTGGGGGCTGTACAGAAAGAAAAGGAATAAGGGCCTAATAGATGAAAATATTAGTAACTGGGGGATCTGGGTTTTTGGGGAAATCTGTTATAGGGGCATTATATAATAGTTGTTTTAAATATGATGATGTTTTTATATGTAGAAAAAAGGATTTTGACCTTACTAATAATGATGATGTTAAAAGATTATACTCTACCTATCAACCTAATGCTGTTATTCATTTAGCAGCAGAGGTTGGTGGGATAGGGGCAAATATGGCCAATCCCGGAAGATTTTTCTATGCTAATATGTCTATGGGAATTAATATGGTCGAAAACGCCCGTATATTTAATCTGGAGAAATTTATTTTTGTTGGTACAGTTTGTTCGTATCCAAAATTTTGTAAGGCTCCTTTCCTTGAAGAATCTATATGGGACGGATATCCAGAAGAAACTAATGCTCCTTATGGAATAGCTAAAAAAAGTATTATGGTAATGCTTCAGTCTTATAATAAACAGTATGGGTTAAAATCTTGTGTTATCTTGCCAACTAATATGTATGGGCCTAATGATAACTTTAAAGATGAAAGTAGTCATGTTATTCCAAGTTTGATAAAAAAGTTTGTGGGGGCAAAATTAAATAATGAGGAATCTGTAACTTGTTGGGGAAGTGGACAAGCTACTAGGGAGTTTTTATATGTGGGGGATTGTGCAAGGGGAATAGTTAGTGGGTTAAAATTAATAGATGAGCCGGTTCCTATTAATATGGGTGGGGGAGTTGAAATTAGTATGTGGGATTTGGCCTATAAAATTAAAGATAGTGTTGGATATGGGGGATCTATCTTGTGGGATAAGTCTAAGCCTGATGGTCAACCAAGACGGTTATTAAATATTGATAGGGCAAAAAAATTATTAGGGTGGGAAAGCTTGGTGAATTTTGATGAGGGTTTAAAAGAGACGGTGGAATGGTATGAACAAACTTTAAAAGGGGAAAATAATGGTTGAAAATATTAAGAAGAGACCTTTCGGTTATAGTTATTTTTTAGATATGTATGATTGTGAGGATACTACAGCAGATGATATGGAATTGGTTTATAGATTTTTAGAAAGATTAGTTGATGAGATTGGAATGACTCGAATGACTCCTCCTATTGTTATTCATGGGCCAACTGATCATGGTAGGGAAATTTATGCAGATAAGTGGGGGGTTAGTGGGTGGGTAGGATTAATAGAGAGTGGAATTCAAATTCATGCTATAGAGGCAAAACATTTTATTAGTCTAGATGTCTATTCGTGTGCTGAATTTAAACCAGAGGTTGTATTAGATTTTGCTAAGAAAACTTTTGGGTTCAAGAAGCATGAGGCTCACTTCTTAGAGAGAGGAATTGATTATCATGAGTGATGGTAGTGATAATATGTCTCCTATAATGATGAAACCTGAAGTAAAACTTATTAGTGTTACTCCTGATGCAGAAAAGCATATGGCTTATTGTGCTCGGGTTAGCAAT